AGTTCAAAAGTTTTATCTACACCAACTATTGATGAATATTTAAAAACTAATAATATAGCTAAATCTGCTCAAGAATTTGTTGATGATAGCTTTGATAGTATTGAAGCTTTAGGAGGAAGAGTCGCTGTTAATGTTAAGAAAATGAGAGATTATATGAAAAAAAGCGGAACGATAAACCATATTAATATTTTAGGAGACAGGTGGAATTACAATGAATATTTTGAACGAATAATTGTCAAAAATAGAAAATTCTTTGATAAAGCTAATGACACTACAGAAAAAACTTACATGATGTTTGCTGACAAGACTGCATTTATGAAGAAGGGTAGAGCTTTAACAAAAGCAACCGTTAGATATTTTAAAGACCCAAGTAAATTAAATAATGCTTTTAGAGATGATTTTAGGTTTACATTTACACCAGCTGGAGGAGGTAATTTAGGGTACACTTCACAGTATTGTTCTGTGGTTAATACTTCAATAAGACCAGCAAAGGCAGCTACTAAGGTTACAAAGGCTGGAGCTGAAAGCATGAGAAAGACAGCTCAAGAAGTTTTAGAAAATAGTCTTAAAAACAATCTTCAGCAACGTGGCCTTCCATTTAAGGGAGATATTGAACAAATAGCATGGACAACAGGTACTAAAACTGATGATCTATATAGTTGGTTAGATACTATGATTCATGAGATAGGCCATCAAATTCACTTTAAGGGTAGTGGAGCTGCACCTTTAGGAAAGCAATATAAGAAGCTTGAAGGACTTAATTTTGTTACTAGATATTCAATGAAAGATCCACAAGAACTTTTTGCAGAAAGTTTTGTTCAGTATGTTTTAAATCCAGAAGGCTTAGAAAAAATTGCTCCTAGACTTTATAATTGGGTTGAAGATACCATGAATAATGCTTTAAAAATAGCTGGAGAATTATGAATCTAGAAGAAGCACTTGCGCTGTCAAAAAAATTTCCAAAAGACAAGACAGTACCAAAGAAAATTGCTGATGCTATCCGCAAAAGCAGTGGCAAAAAGAAAGACGACCTCATGCAAATTGGTGAAGGAATAATATTGCAATGTGAAACAAGAGAAGATAAAAAAATAGTAATGAAACATTTAATGAATTAAATGCCATTAAAAAAAGGAAAGTCACAAAAAGCCATTAGCGGAAATATTAAGCTGTTAATGAAAGAAGGAAAAACTTTAAAACAAGCACAAGCAATAGCATTATCAAGTGCTAAAAAACGCAAAAGGAAGTAATATAGAATCAGTTTCATATCTCACGAGGGTCAAATTATGTACGGAACTCCCAAAAAGACCAAAAAAGTAAAACTAAAAAAAGTTAAAAAGAAGTGAAAAAAAGAAAGTTTAGAAAAGTAGCAAAGGATAAAACAACTGGTGTTGCTAAGAAATATCTTAGTGGTGCTAAAAATAAAAGTGCAAAAGCAGCGGAGATAAAACGAACATCAGCAGCATATAAGAGAGGAGAGTTTATAGATATTAAGGCTGTATCAAAATCACGAACTAATCAAGATGGCTCCAAGAAAAAGAAAAAGCGCAAAAAAAGCTCCGCCCGCTAGACCTTTAAGTGCCACTACTGTGAAAACCCTTAAAGCCAAAGCCAAAAAATCAAGATTCACTTTAAGACAGCTCAAAGCTGTTTATAGAAGAGGTCAGGGGGCATACTTGTCTGGTGGATCAAGAAATGTCCCTATGGGTGCGTGGGCTATGGGCAGAGTCAATAGTTTCATAACTGGTGATGGTGGAGCTAGAAAAGCTGACGCTGATTTATTGAGCAAGAGGAAAAAGAAAAAATGAAACTAACAACTAGACAAAAGAACCTTCTTAAAAAACATCAGCAAACGCATGGTCATACAAAGGCCCATATGGAGTATATGAAACGTAAGATGAGAGAAGGAATGTCATTTACAGAGGCGCATAAATTAGCAATGAGAAAGAAAGGAAAATGACTTTAACTAAAAGAGAAAAAACTAGACGTAAATTAAAAAAATATGGATTGACTGCGACTAATAAACCAAAGAGAACTCCTTCGCACCCACTTAAATCTCATGTTGTCTTAGCAAAAGTAGCCGATAAGGTCAAATTGATTCGTTTTGGCATGCAAGGAGCGAAGAATAAACCACCAAGAAAAGGAGAATCTGATGCAGATAAATCAAAACGCAAGAGTTTTAAGGCTAGACACGCTAAAAATATTAAAAAGGGCAAAATGTCAGCGGCATATTGGGCTAATAGAGAGAAATGGAGCTAACATTGTGAATAATTGTTAATTAAATTATGGCAGAAGAACCAATCAAACCAAATCCCTCACCTCAAGAAGTCGAAGCTTTAAAAGAAAGCGTTAGAAAGTTGGAGGCTAATAACAAAGCATTAATGGAGCAATATGGAAAGGCAATGGATAAAGCAAAAGCAATTCCTGATGATGTAGATGTCAACGCTTTAATTGCATTTAAACAACAGAAAGAACAAGAAGAGCTTGAAGCTAAAGGGAGATACGAAGAAGCTATTGCAAAACAAGCGCAGCAATTTCGAGAGGCAGAAGCAATGCAAAAGCAACAAATTGAAAAATTAATGGCAGAGAAAAGACAATTAGAAATTGAGGCTCCAGCTGTTACAGCTTTGGCTGATGTGGTGCATGATCCTAAATATGCTCTTAGTCAAATAAATAGAGAACAATTAGAAAGAGAGGCTGATGGAACAGTTGTAGTTGTAGATGGATATAACAGAACTCCTGTTAAGGAGTGGGCATTGTCTAATATTCCTACATGGGCGCAAAAATACCCAAGACCTCAAGGCAGTGGAGCTACTACTTCCAGAGTGCAAACAGAATATCTTAACGCTGGTGAAAAAAATCCTTTTGCTAAAGAGACTTTTAACCTTAGTGAGCAAGGCAAATTGGCAAAATATAATAGAGAAAAATATAATATGCTCAAAAATGCAGTTAAGGGTTAATATAGAAACATCTACTGTGCGGTAGTAGGGTGTGCGCCCGAAAGAAAAAAATAATTTTTTAAATAAATGGCTACAGTCCGTAGTGATTTAATTGTTCCAGAAGTTTTCTCGCCCTACTTAGTAGAGGCCACCACTCAAACAGATTCTTTTCTGCAAAGTGGTGTTGTACAACCTTTGGCTGAATTAAATCTATCTGCTGATAGGGGGGGCGATTTCGTTCGCATACCTTTCTATAAAGCAAATTTATCTGGTGACTTTGAAGTTCTTACAGATTCAACTTCATTAACACCTTCAAAAATTTCAGCTGATAATCAAATAGCAGCTGTTCTTCATAGAGGTAGAGCTTTCAGTTCGCGTGATTTAGCTGCACTAGCAGTTGGTAACAGTACTGATCCAATGGCTGCTATTGCTCAAAAGACTGCAGCATACATCAATAATCAAAAACAAAAGGATTTGTATGCTTGTTTGACTGGTGCTTTTGGTTCATTAAATAACAACGATAGTAATTCAGCATTGTTTGAATTAACTATTGATAGTGAAAATGGTGATACACCTACTGCATTAGCTCCTAGACACGTTGCAAAGGCTCAGTCTTTATTAGGTGATCAAGGTTCTAAGCTTACATCAATTGCAATGCACAGTAAGTGTTATTACGATTTGGTAGAAAGAAATGCAGTTGATTTTGTTGCTGCTACTGATATTAATGGCGGTGGTGCTACTGCTTCAGGTGGAACAATTCAAGGGGCCTTTGAAAATCCGAATTTTGGTCAATTCATGGGACTCAATGTAATAGTTTCAGATGATATTCCAACTGCAGGGACTGGAGCTTCCACTGAGTACAGCGTGTTTATGTTCTCTCAAGGATCTGTCGTAACTGGCGAACAGGCTCCAATAAGGACACAAACTGATAGAGATATTCTTGCTTTAGAAGAAGCAATGGCAATTGATTTGCATTATATTTATCACCCTGTAGGGCTTAAATATAACGTAACTACAGTTAATCCAACAAGATCAGTTCTTGAAACAGTAGGCTCTTGGTCGAAAGTTTACGAAACAAAAAATATAGGGATTGTACGCGCAACCGTTGTCTCTAACAACGATTAACCGAAAACCCTTGCTATAACTAGGATTTTAAATTATGGCTACTCTTTTTGAGTTACAGAATCCAGCTTTCGGTCAATTAACTAAAACTAAAGTTATAAAGACTGAAAATGGAGCGCACACATTAACAACTGCTGAAATGATTGAAGGCATTGTTGATGGAACTCCAACAGGAAACAGAGCAATAACAACACCTACCGCAGCAGCTTTAATATCTGCTTTAGGTACTCAAGGTGGGGTCGGTCAAACTTTTGAATTAACGATTGTCAACAAGGCAACCTCAACTCATAAGTTTACTTTGACTGCTGGTTCTGGAGTCACTATTGTTGGTGATGCTGATGTTGCAGCTGCTAGTTCTGGTACTTTCTTAGTGAGAGTAACAAGTTCTACTGCTGTAAGTGCATTTAGAAAATAAATGAGCATCGCAACTTTTAGGCGATTAAGAGAACGTGAGGCTGCTAAAAAAGTGGCCTCTATTTCTAATGCAAAAAAAACACCGTCAAAAAATAAAAAATCTGTTCATTCAGCAATGAAACAGCAAGCTAAAAAATTAAAGTAATGGCAATTTCCATAGTAGCTACAGTAGGGAGTGCTTCAGCTAACAGCTATGTCACATTAGACCAAGCACAAGCCTTTATTGATGGGCTAACTGAATCTGATGATGTTGTAGCGTGGGGGACAAGTACTACGGACCAAAAAAACAGAGCTTTATTTACAAGCACTCAGAGAATTGATCGTGAAAACTTTCAAGGGTCTAGGGTAAATAAAACACAAGCTTTGCAGTGGCCTAGAAGCGGGGTTCGTGTACCTGATCAGCACAATCATTTATATTCAATAAGTTTTCCCTATAGAATTATTGATGATTATTATACAGATACTGAGATTCCAGAAAGAGTAAAGCATGCTCAGATTCATCTTGCAGTTTATTTAAATAACAACAAAGACGGTTTAGGATTAAGTGGTTTAGAAGATTTTCAATCGTTAAGTCTTGGTGATATAAATATAACTCCTAACTTTTATGGCAGAACTGGTGTTGATCGTATCCCTCCGATTGTGGATCAATATCTAAATGGTATTAGAATAGGGGGGTCAGCAAATTTACCAATTAAGAGGTCTTAAAATGGCATATGAATATCCAGCAGCTACTATCATCAATGACACAAGCACTGTTTCAGGTAGATTCGGAAAAGTTGTAGCATTAAATGATACTGTAATAGCAACACTTGTCGCTGAAAATATAGATGGAGATTTGACGGCTTTAAATCTTGATGCAACAGGTGAAATATGCGGGATTATTACTAGTATTACTTTGACTAGCGGAACTGTTATTGCTTATAGATTATGAGCATAGCAAAAGGAGCCATAAGAGGTATTTCTGCTGCAATGAAAGCAGCGGGTGGGGCTATCATTTACCGAAGAGTAACTACAGGCATATATAATTCTGTTAACGGAAGTGTTAGTGAAGTAAAGACAGATATTCCTTTAAAAGGGATTGTTAGTAATGTTTCAAGATCAGAAGTAAGTGATTTAATATCTGCACAAGATAAAAGAGTAAGGATATCTGCTGGTGATATAGATTTTACTCCTACAACTTTTGATAGGGTAGTTATTAATAATATTGAATATAAGATTATTCAAATTAATACCACTGAGCAAGATAATACAAACATAGCTTTTAATCTTTTTCTTAGGTAATTATGACTAGACAGATAAAAATTACTGAGATTCCTAATGTTATGGAAGATGCTGTTACATTTCTTGTCGCAGCTACTACGGCTGAATGGACCGCAAGAGTAAAAAAGGCTACACCAGTAAGAGTTGTTTATAAAGGCGAACCAAAAGGAGGAAGCGATTTAAGAAGAGCATGGCAAACAGATATTA